GTGCGAGATGACCGACTGATTGACCGCCGTGTGCTGCTGCTGGAGGTTCAACAGGTCTTGGACGTATCGGTGCCTGGTCGCATCGTTCAGCTTTCCCTGTGACTCGGCGTAGCGATAGAGATTGTCTACCTTGTCTTTCTGGCGGTGGAAATAGTCGTCGACCTTCTTGTTCACCAGCATGGCGGCGCCGTTCTGGCCACAGAGGATCCCTTGCGCGATGCTCCCCATTGCCATGGCGATGATCGACCCGACCTGTGCCCCTTCGTGACCCTTCCAGAAGTCCGGGATCGTGTAGTCCCGGGCCGTCTTCAGGTTCGCCGCGTCTTGCTTGTCCAGCTCGGCGTGGACTTCCCGCGTCTGCTGCTGTCGCTGGCGAAGTTCCTCGGCCTGCTCTCCCTGGAGGTCCGATAGACCCTGCTGGGCCTTGGCTATCTGGTCGGACGCGGCGCCTTCGGCCTCCTGGACTTGCCGGACGCCTTGGACAGCCTTCTGCCCAGCCGCCGTGAGGTCCCCCTCCATCGACCCCGGGGCCGTGGGCATTCCTGGAGTAGCAGCGTTTACCCCCGGGAGACCCCCGCCACCGCCGCGGGGGGAAGGGGCCGCGACAGGTGGCGGGGTGGGCTGGGGTGCGGGGGGGAGACCGGCTGGAACCGGCGGGGGAGCCGCGGGGACGACGGGTGACGGAGACGCCTGAGCGGAGCCGGCGAGGCTGGTACCTGCGAGGGCCAGGGCCGGGAGGGCGAACGGGGCCGCCACGGCAGCGCCGAGACCAGCGGCCAGCTTCCCCGGGGTGAGCGGGTTCTGGGTGATCATCCCGGTCTCGAGCTCGGGAGGTGCCGGCGCGTACGGGTCGAACGCCACGGGCTACTCCCCGTTGCCGCCGAACATGCTGGAGATACCGCCACCCAGGGTAGACGCCCCCTGGAGGCCAGCCGCCCCCAGGACCGTATCCCGCTGGGCGTTGGCCTGCTCGAGCTGGGCTCGAAGCTGGTCGTACCCGGCCATGGCTTGCATGTTCGCGCCGTAGAGGCCCGCTGATTGCTGCCCCATCGATGCCCGGAGGGCTGCTAGTTGCTGCTGGGCCTGGGCCACTTCCTGGGCCCTCAGGAGGGCTGCGGCTTGCTGCATCCTAGCCGCTTGCTCACCTTGCGCCTGACGGGCCTGGTATCGCGCCAGGACGGCGTTTTGCCCCGAGGCCCCTGCCCCGGCTGCCAGCATGTCTGCGTTGTTCTGGTCGAGGCCCTGGCGCAGTTGGGTCTGGGCTACTCCGGGGCCGTTGGTGCCGGCGATCGTGCCCTGGAGGTACCCCGCTAGTTGCTGCTGCTGGGCGTAGTTGTTGGCCTCTCTAGTGCCGTACTGCTGCTGGGCCGATGCGGCTTCCCCGGCGCGGTTCCCGTACTGGCTAACGTCCGGGTTTTCGCCACCGATCAGGAAACGTGTCGCGTCAGTGAGTAGCCCCGCCACGATTACTAGGGGATTCGTGGCCTACATGAACATTCGGTCCCCTTGCGTCAATTTGGGGCCCGATGCACGCTCTGGGGCATGCGGTACCTACTGTCCCTGGCGCTCTTGGTTGGCTGTGCTGGTGAAGGCGATGAGCCTGACGTCGTAGTCGAGCCGTTGATCTGTGATGTAAAAGTCCCCGTATCGGCCGGGCCAGCGTCTGTCATCGGGCGCAAGGTGATCACGGAGATCACCCGCCAGACCGACGGCATGAAGATGCAGGCCACGAACGACACCTACGTCACCGTCGGCGATCTCTGGTACTGCTCCCGCGGTTGCTCTAAATGGACGCAGACGTCGCTAATCACGGGTCCCGCGAACGGCGAGTGCCAGATGAGCGTGACCGTCGTCTACACGTCCATTCCGATCAGTTCACAGGGACCGGCGACGGACTACATGCTGGCGCTGGACGTGATCTGGCCCGCTACGAACTAGCCGGCGACGATCCGTTTCGCGTCGGGCAACTTCTTGACGCCCTGGCCACCGTCGACACCCACCTCGCAGGACAGCATCTCCAGCGAGAAACACCGGCCGGGAGATTCGATGTCTTCGTAGGACCCGAAGACACGGATGTCGAACGTCCCCGCGTCTTCGATCTCGGGATTGATCGCCAACAGCATGGAGTCTCCCGAGGGAACGGGCTCGGGACCGAAAGTTGTCGTCGTCCCTGGCTCGTCGTCGGGGTACTGGATCGTCGCGTTGATGTTGCAGGGACCGTTTCTCCTGCCAATGATCTGCGCCTCCCAGAGCCGCTTCACCGCCCGGACCTGAGCGAACGACAGCGACGCGAACGTGGCATCGAGTGGGATCGGAAACTCCGTCTCGTCTCGCGTATCAACGATCGCGCTGTCGTCCTGCTGTAGGATGAACTCTGAATCATTGTAGGTCGGCTGACCCTGGTAGACCGTGAGTAGATCGGGGACGCTGGGCGGGTTCCACTCGGCCCATTCCTTGGCGACCGTATCGAACACCCACAGGTTGGAATCGCCGACGAGCATGAGCAGGCGTTGCTTGCTGTCGAACTCCAGGCCCGAGACGGGTTGGTTGATGCTCTCGGCGATCGGCTCCGACAGGTAGACGTTGTTCAGGTCCCGCGTGATCGCCCACAGGTCTCGGCCGTCGTTCATGCTGGACGAGTAGGCCACGAAATCCGTACAGGCGATCGCGAAGCCTGAGCATCCCATCTCGAACGGCATCCGAACGGGCTGGGGCATCTGCCCCGCGGTCAAGGTCTGGTTCGGTAGCTGAGTGGTCGGGATGCGCCAGATTGAATGCTCGCACAGCATGTACAGGAAGTTTTCAAACCCCACGACACACACAGCCGGATCTTCCTCGGGGAACGGATAGCGGAAGCCCGGGAAGGTCCACGTTGCCTCGCCCTCCATGAGCTCGGCGGACATCCAGACAGCCCCGTCATATCCGACTACCCATCGCCTACCGTTCCAGGTAGTCGCGTGCTTGAAGGCAGGCAAGGGAAAGTGAGGAGCGATGCCTTGGCCGAGAGAGCCGGCATAGACGACTTCGGTTCCACGGATACCAGCGTCTGGGTTCGAGTCGCGATAGTTCCAAGTGAACTCGTCGGGAAAGGTGAAGCCCGATCCTGTCCCCGTCCCGCCGTAGAGTCCGTTCGGGTTCGCCGGGTTCGTGATGAGGTGAAGCTGCGCCGAGGCGACACCGTCAACGATCACGCTTCGGTAGATTTCGTACGTTGCCTGGCGATTGTTCGTCGTGCCGTAGTGGTTGGTTACGGGGAGACCGTCCTCGTCCAGCGGCATGACGACTCGGCCGCCGTAGGTAGCGACGTTGTTGTCCCCCGTGAGGGTGTACGTGATCGGCGGGGAGGGCTTGGACCTGACGATGTCCCCGTTCTCAAGCCTCGTCGCGATCACGACTTGAACCACGTACGTCGCTCCGACGGTGAGCGCAAAGTCGGTGTCCGTGTCCTCTTCCTGATCGACGATGAACGGCGCTTCGGGGCCAACGTTGAAGTTGTTCTCCGCGAAGCCAGACAGCGTGAACTCGGTTGCCAGGAGGCCAGGAACCAGCAGCTTGCCGGAGTCTCCCGTTCCCTCGCCCCTTCCCTGCGACTGGAAGACCTTGAGCCCGACGGTAGAAGCAGTGGACAGGTTGGCGATGTCGAGCTGGGTCTGTCCGACTTCGGCGATCGTGACCTGGGTGAAGTTCGCCACCCGGAACGGCAAGACTACCTGTCTCGTCGTGATGAATGGATCGGACGTCGAGGACAGCGCGAAGCGGTAGCGGTTCTGCCCGGCCGATCCCGACGGCTGGGTGGAATCGAATCGCCAGTCCGCGTAGGCGAGGCCCTGTTCGAAGCATCCGACCTGAGGCTGCGAGCCGGTGAGCGGCGTGACGAACCAGACGGGCTGCGTCTGTGGTTGGACGTTCTGGTTGCGCTGGATGATGATCGTCACACCGGAATCCATCACCGCCGAACGCTGGGTGTTGACTCCGTTCGTCGGGGAAAGGCGAGCAGTGTGCTCGTCGATGATCTCGATGATGTTGTAGACACCGTCCGCACTTCCGCCCGATCCAGTCAGCGACAGGACGGCACCGATGTACGTGAAGTCGAAATCGATATCATCGACGTGAAGGATGTAAGCGTCTCCGGGGTTGGCGAGGCGCACGGCCACCTCGATCGTAGACACGTCGTTGAACCGCTCGGGCAAACCAGCGGTAACGGTGTCGATGTCGGGCGAATCCGTCTGAGCCAGCGGAAAATCAACAGCGTCGATCACGAACTCGTCGGTGTTGGCTCCGATCTCGGTCCCACTCACAACCAGCGTATTTCCGATGTCCTGGGTGATGAAATGACCGTTCTGAAAGTGCCAGCGGTTCTGGTCCTCTGCGGAGATGCTCGCCTGAAAAGCAGAGGGAATCTCCGTTACCTCAGTCGTCAGAGTGACCCATATCGACGGGTTCGAGCCGCCGTACAGGGTTCCTCCCAGGATCACCCGTTCGATCGTCTTGGTGCCGTTGTTGCCGCCATTCGCCGCCCCGGTGACAACCATCGTTCCGCCGACGAAAAACGAGACCATCCCCACCGGAATCGTCTCCTCAAGCCCCGCTATCTGGTACTGGGCCATGGCATCGACTTCGAACGTACCCACGCCGGTGAACGTGCTCGGGGTGAGGCCGTGGCCGTCGGTTGCGACCGTCAGCGTGTAGACCGAGTTAGGTTGCCCTCCGGTGGAGTCAATGCCGAGGACATCCCACGTACCGTTTGCCCCAGCGTTCGAGCAGTCATCGATGACGAGCCGTGAGCCTGAGATCAGAACGCCGGGGGACGTGAAGTCGGCGAACGTCCACCGCAGAACAAGCGTCCCCGTCGGCACGCCGGAAGGGAACAGGTCGTTCCCCGACGTGATGAATTCAACCTCGTCGCCGTTCTGGATGCTCTCCTGCGTGTGTGCGCTGCTGGTCCTGATCCGAAGCCCCGACTTGTCGAACGCCTGGCCCGTGGTGTAGTCGCCGGACACGGGTGTGATCGGCTGGAGTGGCGCGCCGATGAAATAGTCGCTCTCCTCAGCCCCTTCGTAGTCTTCAACGGCGTAGGGAGCGCTGGTCCCCGAACCCGACTGATAGTAGGTGTAGGCGTGGTATTCCCCGTCGATCGCAAACGCTCGGCTCTGGAGGATGACCGAGTTGGTCTGCCGGATGTCCGTCGTGACGTCAGCCCACGTCGTTCGAACGGTGCGCGTGAATCGGCGGGCGGGATCGAACGTAGGCCCTACGTCCTCCTGATCCGCCAGTTCGGACCAGACGAAAAACAGCGTCGGTTGATTCGCGAGAGCCCCGGCGATCACCCATCCGGTCATGCTGTCGGGCATGGTCTCCGGGATGCGGTTCACGTCATACTCGTGAGCGATCGCCAAGGTGCTCGGATTGATCTCGTAGCCCCAGAGCCGCCCGAACTCTTCCGGCACCGGCCCAATGGTCAGGAGGTAGACGCGATTCGCGATGAGATCGTTCGTGGCCCATGCTACTTGACCCTGACAGTGAGCCGCGATCGTGTTGCTGGTGGACTCGATGATCGACGAGTCGTCTGGGTCCAGGTTGAACTTCGTGAGCTTCACCCCGAGATCATCCCCAGGATCGACGCCGACCGAGCCCTGCTGAGCCAGGATGACGGCGTTTTCTCCCGGAGCCCGAGTGATGTCCCAGACCGCAGGTGAAGCAGGATCGATCCGATCCACCGTCGCGCTGGCCACAAGATTCCCGTTCAGGCCGAAGACGTTGATCCCGAGCGTCGTATCACTGAAATCCTGGTTGAAGAACGTCCAGAAGTGCTGCCCGTCGCTCACAACCTTGGCGAGCTGGTAGGCGTTGTCCGCGGAGCTGGCCAGGAACAACACGGAGGGCGTACGAATCCAAGCCCCGTCGTCGGCTCGAAAGCCAACGTAGGCAACGGTGTTGAGGATCTGGTCGTCGTCGTCCTGGACGTAGGTCTGCTCCGTCCAGGTCATGCAGGTGACGCCCGAGAGATAGGCCGAGTCGGGCGCCGCGATCGTGGAGTTGGCAGCGTGGGCTACCTCCTGGGAGAGCTTCTGCGTGACGATTCGCCGGGTGCCGTAGTTGGTCCAGTCCGTCCCGTCCCACACCTTGGGCTGGCTGGTGTTGATGCTGAGGAGTTGTTCGCCTAGCGGCTCGAGAAACTGGGGGCTCGCCCATACCGCGGTCTCTGGTAGGCCCGTGGTGCTCGAGTGCGCCTCGTCGGTGAACGACTGAAAGCCAGGGCGGGGATCGAGGCGGACCCTCTTCGCCCCCCCTTCCCCGGTATAGCGGTTGTAGACGGCGTCCTTGACGTCCCGCATCCGTCCGGTGGGGCCGGAGTGCTCGGGGGGCGTCTGGCTCAGGGAGCCAACCGGGACGTCAACTACGTTGGGATTGAGGGCCATGGCTAGATCGTCTGGAATGCTCGCCCGGTACTGATCACGGTCAGCTTGCCGTCCACGGTTACCTGGTTCTCCCCGTCGATCCTCGGGCTGGAGGTGGACGGGATGTCCACCGCCTTGACCACGACAGGGAAGCTTCCGGCCCGGGTGATCTTCACCGTGAGAGCACGCCTCAGGACCTTGACCCCAGGGAGGATTAGCGAAATCTCAGCAGTCGCCGACCCCGCGTCCACCAGCACGACGTCTTCGTTGCCAGTGAGCTTCGTGTTGGCCGAAACCGAGAGAACGCCGATGCGCGATCCACCTTCTGGCTGGCAACCCTGGAGAGCATCCGAGACGTTCTGCTGTAGCTGGCGGACGTCAGGATCCTTCGGCTGGATCAGTTTCAGCTCGACAGCCATTACGGCCCACCGAATCCCCCGCCCCAGCCTCCACCCCATCCGCCTCCGAAGTCATTCCACGCCCCTCGGGTCAAAGGCGGCTGGACGGGCTCCTCCTGCCTTACGGCGAGGACTTGGTTGATGCGGCCCTTGAGGGCGTTCAGCTTCCGCTCGGAGTCTGCCGTGCTTCGCTGCCTGTCGGTGTTGATGGCGATGGCGGCGTAGACCACCAGGTACTCGGACCAGGGGGCCATGTAGCCCGGCAGTTTATCGATCTTTCCGGCCACTCGGCGGTCGATGACGAATGCTCCCTCAAACGGGAACGTGCTGTTGTCCGGGAACGTCTCGGGCGGAACCACTACAGCGGCAACCGGAGAGAGAACGGAAGAAATAGTGTATTCGCCGTTAAAGCCCGTATTCGGGGACGGCATTGCGGCCGTAATGACAGCCCCGACGTCGGAGGCATTGAAATTTGCATCGGCGATCGTCCACTGGTTCGTGATGGGGCTGAACCCGTCGGAAGGGCTGCCCGTGACGTCGCGCGATGCAGTGGACGTCTGTTGGATGACAGCTTCTACACCGGCAAGGAAGATCTCCGAGACGAGCCCGGCCCCTGCCGTGTAAGCGATCTGGTTGGCCACGACCGCCAAAATCGTGAAAGTTCCGTTGTTCTCCGGGTTCGTCGCCCCCGTGACCGTCATCGTTGCGCCGATGTCAGACGATGTCACGTCTCCGACGTTCGGAAACTGCCAAGCGCCTGTCGGCCCGACCTGCCCATCCTCGAGATCGACCGTCCGCGGCGGCGGGGTCGTTGCGGCTGCCATGTCCACCCACATCGGTGTGTAGTACAGCCGGAACGGAGCCGCGGGAGTACAGGCAGGGGGATAGAACCGAAGCTCACGCCCCAGGAACGTGTAGACCGGGTAGTAACCGCCTGGAGCCAGGGGAAACGCATTCCCGATGTAGGCGTTCCGGTTGAGCCAGTTGGACAGGTACTTGATCGTGGCCGTCTGGCCGGGGAGGTCCGGGTAGATTTCGAGTGAGTGGCCCTGCTGGAAGTCCTCGGGCAAGTCCACGACGGCGTCTGACTGCCCCGTCGTCGTGAAGTCGAACTCAGAGATTACGTAGTGCTGGTTCGCCGTCGTGAAGATGTCGTATAGCTCCGCTCCCCCCGCGTTCAGGTAGCGGATGATCTGGCCCGAGTCGTAGTAGGCGTTCTGCCGGAGGCCCGACTCCAGCCGGGCCCGTGCGATCAGATCGTCGAGGGTGACGTCCGCCACAAATCAGTACTCCGAGGCGATCGTCTTGACCGCTTCGCAGACGGCCTCGGCATCCCCTCGCTTGACTGCCGCGATGAGGGCCTTGGCCGCTGCGATCTGGGCGGGCGTCTTCTCGACTTCCACGTCCACCTCGACGGGGGCCATATCACCACCACCGCCCCCTCCGGAGCGGTAGCGGTCCATGATCTCGTCGGCGAGGGCCATCACACCTCGTTCGGTTGAGTGATCGAGGTGAACACGAACTCGAACCGGAGGATGTCCCCGACGGCCAACGCCACCGCATCACCGTCGTCGTCATAGAACGACAGGGTGACAGTGGGGGTGCTGTCGTTGAACGACGTGGCCGTGATCTTGGCCTCCCAGGCACCGGAGGCGGCCGGGGTCGCCATGATGACGAATCCCGATCCGTTCAGGAGCTTCAGGTAGGCAGAGTCAAACGCCACGATGTAGTCGTTGGTGGACTTCGTGACGCCCGTGATCCCCGTCGCCGTGGTGAACGTCGAGGGGACCGCCCCGGCCGTGGTTGCCGTGAACTGCAAGTACAGCCGCTGAATCCCGATCTGGGAGTCAGCCGAGTCCTGGCTTGGCGTGTAGTTCGGCATGGCTTAACCAGCCGACAGCGTGATCATGCCGTTGAAGCCCGGGGCCTTGCAGTACACGACTGCCTGCGCCCGGTACGCCGCTAGGGCGTTGCCCGTGCCGGGGACGTTCATGATCGGCGAAGAGTCCACCGAGTCAGGAACGAACGGCTTGTTACCGGGGGAGGCGATTACCCAGGTGCTCTTGTCGAGAACCGCGATCTTGTCCTCGTCCCAGTTGGAGGACCCCAGGAGGTCCATGCTGTCCGCACCCATGGGGCCGGCGATCCGCACGGTCTTGTAGAAGACCGAGATGCCCGGACCCTGGACCGACCCCTCGACGTAGCGCCGCTGGGTCTGGAGCTGGGCGACGATCCGACCCAGCACCTTGAACGACATCACGCACAGGTCCGGCTTCGCGCCGGGGATGTCCGCGATGGCGTAGGCGAGTTGGTTGATCGACTCCAGCGGCCCCAGGCCAGCCTGGGCCAGGTACAGCCCCGCCAGCTTCGCCTCGGACGTGTTCCGAGCCACCGAGAAGAACGGCGTGCTCGAGACCGGCCGAGAGTCGGCCGGGGGAATCCAGCCGGGGATTCCCGGCCAGACCTGGTTGGCCGTCGAAGCGGCAACCGTTCCCTGCAACCCACCGACGTGGCCATTGGTCGGGGTCCATCCACCATTGGCCGTGACCGTCATGGTCTTGGTCTGCGGCTGTACGTCCGTGACCGTGATCGATCCCGACGCCAGCGAAGCGGCGAACGGGGTGGCCTTGGTGACGTAGGTGGCGCCAACCGTGATCCGGTTGGCCTGGGTGACCGTCCCGAGAGTCAGGACGTACGGGCCAGAGCCCGAGTTCCCCGCAACGGTGAAGATGCAGCCCGAGCCATCGCCCGCGAGGGCCTGGTCGAACTGCATCTTGCAGGAGTCCATCGCGGTCTTGCTCTCGTCCAAGAGCAGATCGACGACGGAGTTCTCATCGCCCGTGGTGAATGCCGCCTGGTCCAGCGGGATCACCGAGTACCCGCGGCAGGTGAACGGCGTGACGATGAACGCCTCGCGTCCGGCCAGCGTCGCGTTGGTGTACGCGGTTGCGGCCGTTGCCGACTGACCAGCGCCCAGGGCGTACTTGAGGGGAACTTTCTTCGCGTCGCCGCTGAAGTCCTCCTTCTGCATCAGGCCGATGAGGGCGGCGTAGTTGCCGCCAAAGGCCATGTCCTCGTAAGCCCGTTCGAGGTCGTTTCGGAGCAGTTCTGCGGTCGAAGCTGAGAATGCGAATGCCATGGCCCGTGTCCTTTCCGCCGTAGGCGGGTACCGGAGTGGTCCGGCGCCGACAGGGCCGGAGGACGCGGGGTGCTAACGGGACCTATTGCTTAGGGGATTCGTGGTCAGGCGGTCTTCCGCTTGGCCATTCGCTCCGCCTTCAGTTCCTCGAACGTGACCTTTTTCTTGGCCACCGGGGCGGGCTGGGTCACGCCTGCTCGGGCGCTCCCGTCTGGCCCCGCAGTCTCGGTCTTGGCATCGGGCTTCTTGTCCCCGAGGGAGTTGGCCCAGTCCTCTTCGTGGACCGACAGGGCGTCCATGAGGAGTTTCGCTTGCTCGGCCCCGCTCAGTTGCTTGCCGGCCTCGGCCTCCAGGGTTGACCGTGCCGATTGGTAGTCGTCGAAGGCCAGTTTGACCAGCTTGTGGGACTTGGCCAGGAAGGGGTATTTGGCGCGGTTGTCCTCGACGAACTTGTTCGCGATCTTCCGGTCGGTCTCGAGTTGGGCTGCCTCCTGGGCCTTCTGGCGGGCCTGCTCCTTCTGCTCGGACTCGGTGTTCTTGGCCTCGAGGGCGTCAAGCCGGTCGGCTAGCTTCTTGTCGATCTGGGTGGCCGTCGGGTTGCTGTTGGGGTTCTGCCCCAGCAACTCGGCAATCGCTGCATCGACGTCGATTCCCGCCTCGCGTGCTGCGTCGTAGTGCTTGCCCTCCTTGGCCAGGGCTGTGGCTTTCTCGAACTTCCCGAAGCTGGCGATCTTGGCCTCAGACTCGGCCAGTTTCGCTGCTAGCTCGCGCTTTTCCCGGGATAGCGTCGTGAACCGCTTCAGATCTGCGGCGTCCATCTCGATGGTTGCCGTCCCCTTGTCCGCCGTCGTGGTGGTCTCGGTCGGCTTGGGAGCTTCGGTCTGCGTGGTGACCGTCTCGGCTGGCTTGGCTGGCTCCGTCGTGGTCTTTGCCCGCCGCTGGGCCTTCAGGTTGGCTAGCGTCTTTGCCGGGTCGGTTGGCGCTGGCCCGGTGGTGGTCGTGTCACCGGCCGTGGGGCTGCCTCCGTCCGAGGTGCTGTCGGTGACGTTCGCTGCCGATGGGGTAGCCGTGCTCGTTTCAGACATGGGTAACTCCGAAGGGTGCGAGATACGCGGGTGCTACGCTGCCATCGCCGGGATTGGAACCCCGCCGATCCCTGCCCCTGGAACCGGTGGCGCTCCTGGGGGCGGTTGAATTCCTACCGGGGGGACTCCGCCGGCCATCGGGTCAACCGGCATTCCTCCCGCCGGCTGCGCTGCCGAGGTCTCCGGGCCTGCCTCTTCGATCAGTTGCTCGACAGCAACGATGTACTTCATGATCAGGTCAAGCCGGTCCTGCGGGGTCTTGAACTTCTTTTCCTGGAGGTACCGCGACTGGGCCATTTCATGAGCCGCGGTCAGGTCTTCCAGGCCCGTAGGCGGCTCGTATTCCCCGTCCTCCACCATCATGTCCAGCGTGTCCTGGACGTAGTCTCCCGAGGCGTTGACGAGGTCCAGGAACCCGTCGATGTCGGGGACTTGCTCGAGACGCATAGAGGTGGCCTTGCTGATCTTCCCCTGGGCGTACCAGGTGTCGATCTGCTTCTGGCGGGTGGCCATGTCCTTGCTGAGCCTGCCCACCGGGAAACAGCGCATGCTGTAGCTGTTTTTGGAAAGCTGGACGTCCTCCCACTTGATCTCCTGGACACGACGGCCCGGGAGCTTGACAGATGGCTTGGCCTGCTCTCCTGCCTCGATGAGCAGAACGCCGATGTCCACCACGAAGTCCTCGAGGTGCTGGAGCTGGGGAAGGTGGGCGGCGTCGTCCACGATCTCCGCTTTCTCGATGGCAATGCCGGAGAGCTCACGGCGGGGTAGTCCCTGCGTGGCCTGGTCGTTCATCCGGTACAACTCTTTGAGACGGCGGATGTTGGACTCGAGGTCGTTCATCAGGTCGGCGGGGATGCTGGTCGGGTAGATGAAATCCGGCTTGGTCCCGGTGTAGTTGACGATCCCGTTGGACTTGTCCCCGAGGCTGCCCGGGTTCACGTTGGAGCCGGAGGCCAGGAGGATCCGCGGCCAGGCTGCGCGGCGCTTGTTCTCCCACATAGCCGCCATGGTCCGGTCGATCTCCCTCTGGAGACCGAGGCCCATCTCCGGCATCCCCATGCCGAACCAGGAGGTAGCCACGCTCTTGAACAGCAGCTTCGCCACCGGGAAGCTGGTACGGATCCACTCCTTGTCCTCGATGGCGTGGTCCCCGATGGTCAGGAGGTACCGCCCCTTGATCTTGGACCCCTTCGGCAAGCTCCAGGCTTCCCGGAGACAGATCACATTGGTGTAGTCGATGTCCGTCCCGAAGTAGAGTCCCGATTCTGCCTTGGGGGCGTTCTCGATGGCATCCCGGGCCTCGTCGTTGGTCCCGTAGGCCAGGAGCATTTCATCGCGGTTGGCGAAGATGCGGATCGCCATCCTGCGGGGCCCGCCTGCGTCAACCTCGTTCTCGTCGATGATCACCTCGTCGCGGATGATCCGAGTAGCCCGTATGCCCTTGGTCAGCGGGTCCACGTCGATCTTGACGAACCCAGCCCCCCACGTCCGGGCGTCCTCCCCGCACTGCTCCACGATCGGCCAGAGGTCCAGATCCGCGAAGCACGCATCCAGCCAGCGGGAGAGCTTGGTGGACTTCACCCGGGCCTTGAAGTCCCCAGCGATCGGGCAGACCTGGACGAACGGGCGCTCCTTGTAGACCCTGGCTCCAAGGCCATCGGAGCACTGCTGGATCACGTTGTAGTGCGGGGCCTCGAACCTGGCCCGGGACCACACGCCAGCTCGGCCCGGTCTAACCGTCGGGCTGTAGTTGAACGAAGCAGGACCGCTTGAGCGGCCGGTGAGGTAGCGGAAGTACGTCAGGCCGTCCCAGCGCTGCTGCCACTGCTGGGACTCGATGTTGTTGCACCAGGAGGCGAGACGGCGTGCTGCGTCTGCCTTCGGAGCGTTCCACCACATCCGATCCAGGTCGGACTTGCCTGCTCGCTTACGAGCCTCGGCGGTCTTCTCTTTGTCGACGACGAGGCTCACCGGCACTCCGCTTCATGCTCGCGGCACATCCGGCACACCGCGAACGGCACCTCGACACGCTTGCCATCCACGACCGCGTAGGTCTTCGCGTCAGGCCACCGGGCCCGCCACTTCCGACAGCCACCGAGCAGGCAGGAGTGACGGTCGCAGTTCAATTCCTCTCCTCCAGGTCGATCGGGTTGAGCGTCAGGTCAGCCGCATTCAGCGGGCTACCGTCGTCGGGGATGTTCGTCCCAGGCACGAACTTGACCGGGGCTGGAGGCGCAGCCGGGGCTACGCTCACCTCCCGGTATTCCACCCTCACCGACCCGTCCGCACCGACGGAGATTGCCGCGATATTCGGGGGGGCGCTACCGAACGTCTCGAATAGACGCCTTACTGCGTCCTTTCGCGGTAGCTTCGCCACGTTTCATAGGGGATTCGTGGCTCATTGCGGGCCGCCGTAGTCTGAGCTGTCGCTGTGCTGGTCGTACCCGTAGTCCACGGGGGGAGGCTTGAACGACGTGCGCCAGGCGTTCTCGTCGAACATCGGGGGGTTGAGCGTAGGCGGATTGCCGGCTGACTCGATGTAGGTCGGCAGGGCGTATGTGGCTGCGTCCGCCACGTCGGGGTGGATGACCGTGTCGTCCCACTTGTATTTCCCGAGGGCTCGCTGCTCCAGGTCGAACTTCGCCACCTTGAGGTCAGCCTCGAGGTCGGAGCCGATGAGAACGTGTGCTCTGCCTGTTCCAAGTAGGTCCGCCAGTCTGTCGACGCGAGCCTTGAGGGAGCCGTCGCCTTTCTTTGCCGGCTCGATCACCAGGCTGTACTCGTTCAGGGCTACGTCGTCCGGGGTGCTCTGGGAGTCCGATGTGATCGCGATTACCGGGCTGTAGTGCTTGGCGAATAGCTTCAGGACCGCTAGCCACTGGCTGGCCATCGTGAACGCGGCCTTCGGCGTCACCCATTCGGCTACCTGCCAGAGACCTACCGGGTTGTGGCTGGACCAGCCCCAAACGACAGCACAGTACCGGTCTGACGAGTGTGCGGGGTCGATGCCGATGGTGAAGCAATTGACGCCCTCGGGCGGAGTAACCGCAATCAGACGCCCTGGCTTGAGTTCTAAGCCCTCGGACCAGCCGGCGGGGCTACCTGACCAGCCGTTCTTTTTCGCCTCGTAGCGGTAAGCTGTGGCGACGTTGGACCATACCGGGACGCCTTCCCAGTCTCGGAGGAATTCGGGGTCCTGACGCGAACGACCGGTGGCCTTGAGATACCGCTCCTTCTCTACCTCGGGGTCTTTCAGGTGGGGGTTGTCCGACATGGCCCATGTGTGGGTGATGTAGCGACCTGACCGGAACGTCTCCAGGGCAAAGCCGGCCTCGACGTCGGGCCAGGTGCCACAGAGCAGGAGTCGGCCGTCACCCGAGTCAGACAGGGCCGGGGGGAGGATCTTGTCCACGAGCTGGCGCAGTACCACCGGGGGCTGGCTTTGTTGCTCGTCGATGATTGCCAGGGACAGCCGGTTGCCCAGGATGGTCTGGATGTGCTTCACGTCGTCCGAGCCACCGAACGAGACCACCGAGCCGTTCTGGAAGGTGACTTGCTGGCGAACCTTGTTCAGGGAGTGCTTGATTCCGTGAGCCTCGAGGACGGGGAGGAAGATCTCCCGGAGGATCACGTCCCAGGCGTGCATACGAGTCAGGCCGATGTAAAGGCAGTTACGGCGTGGGCCTTGGAGGGCGTAGAGCAGGAGGGCGAAAGCCGCCGCGGTGGTCTTGCCCGATCGGCGGCTGGTCATCCACGAGTGATCCCGGTTCTCGTGGGTGAGTAGGTCCCGGAGAGCTTGGGCTTGTTTGGCGTGGCCGGCGGTTAGCGTGTCGACCGTGAGGGGATCGTCTTGCTCGATCAGACCTAACAGTTCTTCGATGCCCTCAAGGGCGGGCGCCGACATTTGCTGCCTTGCGGGCGCGGGCCTCCTCCAGCATGCCGTCCAGCAACTTCTGGGCAAGCTCGGTCAGAGCCGCGTCGTCGGTCTGCTTTCGGATCAGCCCGCACACCTTGAAGAACAGTTCCGCTGCCTTCATGTCCCCCGCCATCCCAGCGTCGAACACGCTGGTCAGGAGGTCGTTTGCTCGGGGGATTTGCTCGGACTCGATGAGGGCGCGGAAGTCTCTCTCGGCCGCGCTGATGCCGATTCTGCGCGGGTCTGGCCCGGGCAGGAACGGCCTGCCAACAGGGCGCCCATCGGGCCGCATCATTGCCCCAACGGATGCGGCGCTCATCAGGTCTCTAAGCCCCGGAAAAAATGGCGCATAACGTCACGCCGCATGTCCTGATCTACCCGGTTGAAGTCGACTTCCTGGCGCGCTACTTCATGCCAGCGGACCGCGCCATCGACGATAAGTCGCCCAAGGGTAATCTTCTGCGAGATGCCATCCTTTGGCGTGGACATCACGACATAGCGATCGCCCAGGATTCCGCCGCACATCGGATCAGCACACGGAAGGTCAATGCCAGCTACTCCCTGCAGCTTGTGGCCGCACCTTTCGCAGTAGTCGCCAGTAGGTGTGTTCACGCCGCCACCCTCCCGAGGATATCCGCCATCATTGACAGCCCCATCCAGGGACGGAATCTCACAGTGTAGCCGTGGGACTCACAGAGCTTGGGAAAGTTCCCCGAGCCTGGGAGCTTGGTCACGATCAGGGGGGCGGTGATTTCCCCCTTGCGGATGCCTGCGTGATCCAAGAGAGCCGAGGCGATCCCCTTCTGGCGTAGCGGCTCCTTCACGTAGATGAATCCCACGGTGGTAGGGCCGTCGTGGGTCAGGTAGCCCAGTATCTCATCGTGGTCTTCGTGCGGCGTGGCGACGAGAGTTGTGTAGGTCGCCATGATGGGCTCGACCAGCACGTTGATCACGTCGGGCTGGAGGCCGGTCGCGTAGGCGCTGTTGCGCACGAGGGTGCGACGCATGCTGTCCAGGACGAAGGCCCGATCTTCGGGACGGAAGGGGCGTATGGCGATCTGCGCGGGTGTCACAGTTCTTAGGGGTTTCGTGGTGCTGGGGCCTAGCGTTCGATGGCATCGGCCGCTGGACCAGGTTCACGTCTAGGCCGTGCTCGAGACAGAAGCGGGTGACGGCTCCGCGGATTCGCCAGCGTGTTACCCCGCATGCGTCTGCGGCCTTCTGCTCGTAGCCGGTATCCGCAAACGCCAGGAGTAGGCGCTTGTCGGGATGGCGGGGCGGGAGGTCGTTGGCGGCCTGGCCGATCCGGCGAAACAGCACGGCCCTGGGATCGTCTGCCAGCACCGAAATGTCGTGACCGGGGGAGAGGGAGCAGAATCCGACCCCCTTCGATTGTCCCGTCGGGTGAACTCCCGGGAACGTCCAGTGCCCGTTGACTCCCAGCACGCCTAGCCCCTCGGCCGCTAGGATGCGGTCCCACTTCTGCTGCTCCTTGCGCCTCTCAGTTGGCGTCAGGGGGCGCGACATCCGCGGGTGCTGCTGGTGCGATGTCGGCGGGTACTTCTTTCGTAGCTTCGAACCCGTGGTGCGGACAGTCGAAGTCGGAACCCGGATCGTCCAGGTAGGCCATTGGATGACGAGGATTGCAGGTGCATTCCTTCGTCATGTCGGCCCGTGGTCCCACGGGTTGCTTGTTTGGGCCCGTTCGCACCAGCCTCTCTGCTGCGGCGTAGGCTGCCGCCACTTCATCGTCTGGCTCAGCGACGGGGACCGACGTCAACACCGGCTTCTCCTCGGCCTTAGCCCTCTCGGCCTCTCGGGCTGCCTTGGCCTTGGCGATGTTCTGCTCCACGATGCTCTTGACTCGGAGCTCAGCCCCTACGTCGTCCCGGCGCTTGTTCGAGAGTTCCTCGAGGTACTCGATGATCGCCTCCTGGACGGTCATCACTCGACCTACCTGGAGCATCAGCTCCTCGGTTGCT